TAGAAGATGATGATGGAGTAATTGCTAATGATAATCCTGTAACATCAACTTTTGAGCCACTTGTTGTGCTAAATGTGTCAGTCTTCGTAGTCGATAAAACTTGTAACACTTTACCTGCTGTGATTGTTTCTGAAGCACCTAAAACAATTGATGTACCATTTACTGTAACACTATCATTAACCAATTTAGCATTTGATATTGAGTTATCTTCTACTCTGCTTATTCTTCCTGCTACTGGCATTATGCTGCCACCTCATAAATTACTAAATCACCTGCTGCATATTGAACAAAAAGATTATTTCCATCATTAGATGAATGATTAACTCTTACAACACCTGTACCACCACCTGTGTAAGGATTTGCACATCTCACTTGATAAGTTATTTCATCTGCACTTCCAGGCGTATCTGTTACCATTCTGCTAAATAAGTGTTTTCTATATTGCATAGAACTTAATGCTGTAAAATCACCACTCATCAAACAATTTGCCTGATTTCCTGAAGCAATAGTTCCTGCTCCTATACCATCTGTATTACTGCCACCCTGTGTTCTTCTTAAATCAAAATATGGATATGCGTCATTTTCACCACCTATAGATATTCCTATATAAATTATCATGGTTGAGCTTGCAGATTTTGGTGTGAAAACTTTGTTGAAATTACTAACATCAACTAATGTTGCAGTTGTGGTAGAAGCAAATTTTTGAGTATATTTCATGCTTTGCACTTGTAGAATTTTGCCTGGGGCTACTGCACCTTGTAATGCCATAGTTACACCTTCAGAATGAAAGGGTCTGAACTAGGAAATGTAATTGTAATTGTTCCACCATCTGGAGTTAGTGGAAATCCTGTGCCTTCACTCTGTATAAATAATAATGGTGCTTTTGATGAATCTGTAGCAGATACAAATAAAACCATACCATTAATTACTGAATTTACTGCTACTGATGCTATATTTAAATTATCTGCATCGAGTCTACCAGATGCTACGGCAACATTTTGCAAAGAACTTGTTGCTATTCTTGCGGCAGTAGGAATATCATTTAAAAAATCATGACCTGCATTGAAGGTATAAAGTGTTGTGTTAACGAGAGTTACACCAATTGTTGCAGTTGCTAGGTTTATACTCCCACTTGCGAAATATTGTCTTGCATTATCATAAATGTGTGCCATGTCTAAATTCTACCTCAATATATAATCAATTCCAATAAGCATTAAAAGAATACCACCAAAAAAATAAATCATTGCTTTGATTCTATTCATATGTTTGCAGTAACACTTCGCCAGCATATTTTTGCCTAAAATAAGGCTCATTGTATGATACAAAAGGTTCTTTCACTCCAAGTATTCTTACATTATAAAAACTGTTAGCAAATGTGTCGTCTTCTATAAATCTTAAATCTGTTCCTGTTATAAAATAAGAATTTATTAAACTTACGTCATTAGAATTTACAAATGACAATGGTATTTTAAATTCTCTAAAAGTGCTTGCTGGAGTTATGTATGTAAATAATTTGCCACCTTTTGTTCTTATATCTTTTTTATCTACAGTTGCACCAAACCTGTAACCATATCCTGCATGGTCAGACAATGTGATGTAGCTTGAGTTTGGGACACCAAGTAACATTGCCATTATCTTTGACCCCTAAATCCTAATGTTGTTGTATTGCCTGCTTGTCCAAGTGTGTTAAGTGCTGGCAAGATTTTTGATTGTGTTAAATCTACCCAATAGCTCATTGGTTTTTCTGTTAGTGTTGCGTCAATACTTGCACCAGGCATTATTTCTAATCTTTCTATCATGATTGTGCCTCCACCTAACATCTCGTTGGGTACGACTGTTCCTGCAGCTCTTGGTATAAAGAGTTCTGGTCCTCTTTCCCCAACCAGACTAGGTACACCTACAGGAGGGTTACCGCCATCAGCAAAGCCAAAAACTTTACCTATCTTTCCTATAGTCTTACCAATACCAGAGAAAAATCCAGTGAGACCACCACCACTCGCTAAAAGGCTAGGGCTAGTCATACCTAATGATGCCATTATTGTTCTCATGATTATCATTTGTGCAATCATTTTGACTATCTGTGCTATAACGTCTTTTGCCATATCTTTAAACAGAGATTTCATACTGTCTTTCATGTTTTTACCATCTACAATCATGTCAGCAAATCCGTCTCCTACACCCTGTGGAAAATCAATCGCAATTGATTTAAAAATTGTTTCTTGAAAGTTTGCTTTAAAATCGTTGAAATCTACAGTAACTTCCTTTACAAACTTTTTGAAAACTTTGTTCATACCTTTAACATCATTGATACGGTCTTTGTCTTCTTGAGATTGTCCTTCTTGTGCTTTTCTTTGCTCTTCAATCTCTTTTCTTAAATTTGCAACTACTAATGCTTGCTCTTTGAGTGCTTCAGAATGTATTTTTACACCTAAAGGAAAATTGCCTTCCGCTATACTATCTTGCATTTGTTTAAGCTTTGCTTCTGCGTCTGCTAGTTTTTCTGTTTCTGTTCTTTGGTCTGCTAAAAATCCAGTAACTTTTTTAATAATTCGTACAAGAATTACTAATGGTTCAATAAGAATTCTTATAATTGTTGCTGCCGCTTTTATTGTTGCTACAAGAACATCTAAACCTTTGTTTAAAAAATCAAAGGCAACTTCTAACATTTTCGCACCTTTTTCTGACCTTAAAAACTCACCTACCATAGTTACAGTTCTTGTTTTTAATCTTTCTAAGCCTTGCGATATTGTTACGTTAGTTTTATCAAATCTTTCTTGTATAATATCTTCGGCTCTCAACAATGACCTAATCAACAGGTCAGGTGTTAGCCTACCCTGTTCTGCTAACGCTTTTAATTGTTCGATTGGTTTGCCTGTTTCTTTAGCAACGATTTCTAAAATAGCAGGCAAGTTTTCAGAGATAGACCTAAATTCATCACCAGCCAACTTACCAGACTGTATTGCCTGAGTAAACTGTGTAAGAGCAGAACGTGCTTCATGAGCAGATGCACCTTGCACAGTAATTAACTTACTGAACAATTCTGTTGTTTTCATTGCCTGTTTATTTGAAACATTTAAATTTTTAGAGGCAAGACGCAATCTTTGGAACATCATTGCTGTTTCAGCTAATGGTGTTCTAGCTTCTATTGCAAGCTCTGATATTTCTTTAAATAACGGACCAACATCTCGACCAGCAGGCAAAACAACTTTCAATCTGTTTGCAACTGACTGTGCAGCGTTGGCATACTGAACTAATTGCCTAGCAGAAAATGCAGCAGTAAGAGATGCTACAACTCCACCTAAACCGCCCATTGCCCCACGCATATTGCCAAGTCGGCTTGTGACCTTTTTTAATCCTGCACTGAAATCTTTAAATATATCTCTAGGTACTATAGGTGCACCAATATTTGCTTGTGCTGCTGTTGGTGGTCCTTGAGCTGGTCCACCACTTCTTACACCAGTGCTTGCTTGTGCTTGTCTTCTTAAAGCTTGTGTTTGTGCCTGTATATCTCTTGTTGTTGCTCGAGTTTGAGCACCAAGTCTTTGTTGTGTTGTCGCAAGTTTTGTTAAAGCTGGTAAAGCTTTGTTGAGCTCTCTAAAACTTTTTGACATTGTTTTAACAAGTTTGTTAACATTGTTAATGTTTTTAGAAATCTTGTTAAGTTGCGTAGCGAATCTTCTAGTTTCTACATTAAAAGATAGTACGGCTCTTGTCATTTGTTTCTAGCTCCTTTAGTTTCTCTTTTACGAATTATACCATATAGACGATTGATTTCATCAGGTGTTAACTGTTCCACGTCTTTTTTGGTCCAACCATAGTGATAACCAAAGAAATCGATTAGCTGCACAAGATTTGTTTCTACTCTTGTGCATTTGCCCCTAAAAAATAAGCAACCGCCTCATTTAGGGTTTTCAGTTCTGCCATTGAACAATTGTCTAAAATCCAATTCATATCTATATCTTGTTGTGGGTTGTGCTCTAAAATAATTGTCATCATTCTTACAATCGTATCAAATGGTTGGTCTGCAGTTAATTTTTCTATGTTACCAACTTGTGATTCTAATTGATGTATTTGACGTAGAGTCGCAGGATTGATAGATAATTCTTTATCCTTAATTGTGAACTTCACTGAGTTTCCTCCTTAATATGCTGTTTGTGTATTCTGCATTGTAACTCTTAGTGCATAAGAGCTAGATGTATCATATTCGGCTTTACCTTCATATGCTGCTGTAATTCTTCCAGGACCACCGATTGGATATGCAAATGTTTGATAATTCAGTTGTGGTGCATCTATTGAGATAAAGTTATTGTTACCACCACCAATGCTATCTCCTGTTATTGAGAATAAGAATCTTTGTCTTGTTTGTGCTCTGAATATACCTTCTTGTGCTTGATTTGAAAAATCTTGGTCACCACTAATTGTAATATTTCTAAAATCACTTCTAAGAAGTTTGCCTTCGTTTTTAGAACCATTTAGTGTTGGAATACCTTCTATTGGATTTTCGATTGTTATTGTTGCTGATTCTACGTCACCATTAGCGGAGCCACCAATTTGTAAAGATGTCTCATTCCAAGTGAATGGGTCTGCTGCAATGTACGATGGAGTTTGTTTTGCAACTTTGTTGTAAGCTCTACCATGAACTGTTGCTGTGCATCTAATAATTGCACCCGCAGCAATTTCTATTGCAAGTGTGTGAATAAGTGAATCGGTGATTTGATATGCAGACCCTACATTTTTAAAAATCTCTACAGTATATGGTCTTAGTGTGCAATTTTCTGCAAATTCTGTTTGTCTTGGTAAAAACTCATGTATAGCTTTAGAAGAGGAGAATGTTGTAGTAGCATCTCCTAAGCATGCGTTAAAGAAATGTCCTAAATAAATTGGGTGTGGTTCAAATACAATGTCACCAGTTGTGTTGTTTATACCTTCTAAGTTATTTGGTGAGTCGTAAACATTTCTTAAATTTTCTATTTGTAGTTGTTCTATGTTTTCAGTAAGAGACTCTGATACGAATGGAATGTAAACTCTGTTAGTAGTTGCAGTTCCAAAAGCAGTTTGTTTGCTTAAACTTAAATATCCTCCGATTCCGTATCCCATTATTTGTCTCCTTTGTCAGTCTTTTTAGAAATTTTATCATTTTCGGGTAATTTTGCAATACCTTGTTCAATTAAAGATTTTGCAATCTCAGAATCTACTGATTCTATTTTGTTTAATTCTGTTAACCCTATGCCTGGAATGTGTAAACCACCAATGATAAATTCTATTCTTTTACTTCGCATTGTAATCTTAATGATACACCTTTAAAGAACCCAAGTCCAGCAGTATTCTTTTGTGTATCAAATTCGCCTGGTCCAAACTGAAAATACAAAACTGTATCGTTAAGAGTTTTATTTTCTTTGAATACTTCTTTCACCTTGCCAAGCATATCGTCTCTGAGTGTTGCACCGTCTAAATTTTCTAAACTAAACTGATAACACCAAACTTGTATGTTTAGTCTAGTAAGATATGGTGCTGTGCCACCTATTGTTTCTGTATCTAACAATGTTTCGTAGTTGTCAAGATATATTGCCACATACGGACATTTAACTTCGTTGATTGGTTCCTCTGGTTCAAGGTCAACTGTAAATGATGATGTTCTTGAATCAGCGTTCAACAAATTTTTTATTGCTGTTTCTATTCCTATGTAATCTATAATTGCCATTAACTAAATCCAAAATGCCTCGCAATAATTGGGTATTGAAATATTTTATTGCGTGCTTCCCTTATCATAAATTTTTCTAAAGACTGTGGTGTTGGTGTATAAGGTCGTTTGACATGAAAAAACAAAGGATATGCAGTAGGTTTTGACTGACCTTCGGGTTGCAGCTTTGTATTTCTAAGAGTTAATCTTATACCTGCTCCTTTGTCTGGGCTTCCACCAACAAGAACTCTTTGATAAATCTTCTCTGGCTGGTTTCGTAATGTTTCTTTTAACTCACCAGTCTGCACACCAATTTTGCCACCTTCTCCGTAACCCATGTATTTTCTCCATGTTCTGTACTGCGGAGACCAAGGCAACCAGTTTTTACCACCTTGACCAAACTGTTTTTCTTTATCAAAAGAAGCTACAGCTTTTTGGAAGATAAAATTTTCTATTTTATTTACAAAAGTTGCTTGTGTAACAGAATCCATAATATCAGCAGATGCTCCAAGAGCTTGTCTTACACCTTTTAGGTCAACTTTGATTTTGCCAAAATTACCTAGCCCAATCTCAAAATTTTTAAACAGCCTATCGTAAGTTTTTCTTTGTAACCTCATTATTCTAAATCAGGCTTATAGTTGTCACGGTCAATGTCATCGTATTCATCTTCAAGCCTATCTCCATCAATTTGTTGTAGTGTTGAGTTAAGAACATTGAATGTTGGGTTGTAGGTCATAGTATTTGAGAACGGTGCATCGTCTGGGTTGTATGCAATTATCTCTAGTGAACTTGTAAATAAACCAATGTCGCCAGAATTAATTTGTGTAAGAGTTGTTATAACATACTCCTTTCTAGCCGACACCCATGCGTTCTCACTACCAGTCTCTTGCGTAAAGAACCTCTCTAAGAGCTTTACAAGGCTATATTCGGTAGTTAATGCCTGAACTAGGGGTGGAGTGGCACTAAAGGGCATTGTGTAGTTATTTATGAGGTATCCGTTTATTTCTGCCTCTGCCTGGTCAATGTAAAAAGCTATGTTCGCAGAACTGATTGATGACAGACTACCAACTCTTGGGTATAAATCTAAAACATTAGGAACGGTTGTGTAAATAGGCATGGTTTTATTATAGCATAACGCATAGCGTTTCAAAATTTTTGAATTTAGCTTGACCTTTTTAATTCTGCTTTTATATTTTTTATAACTGTGAAAATTAATTACCGACATGTCAGTCTTTATTGGTTAGATGCTCAGTCGTCTACCGACTGGAAGAGTATTGATGACGTAGCAGAACAAAAACTCGCCCTTTGTGTAAGCACAGGCTACATAGTATACGAAACAGACCAAGCTATTACACTTGTATCAGATTTCGCCTCAACAGACCGAGAAGAGATAGACAGTATAGGAAACACAATAGTCATACCTAAGTCTTGTATAGTTAAAGAAGTAGACCATAGCCGACAAAATTAATATGGGGGGCAGTTCACTGTTAACCTTATACACAATATAGTATTACTTTGATTATGACATACACAAAACCCGCATAAACACTGGCTAAAATAACGAAAATAATTTAAAAAAAAGCTTTGATTTAGGTCTAATGTACCATATTATTAAAATGTAGCCAGAGAAAAGGCTCACGCAGAATGCCCCTAAATGGGCGAGTGATAGCGAAACTGTGCAATATGTGTGGTCTAGCTGTAGCCTAAGATTCAAAGATATTTTTGCCTTTGACTGCGATGAGTGTAAAATTTTCTAGTATACAACCAAATATTTTCTTATAGGGGGTTTCAAATATGTATTTATTTCGAAACAGCAACACACAAAAAGGTAGGCGATTCGGTATCGATTTTGAAATTGCCCACCCTAATTATTCACACAGTGAATTCAAGAATATCATTGAGAATGAACATTCTCACGTGGCGGTCAAGCGTGACCCTAGTCTTAGAGGTGATGAATCAGAAATTATTATCACTGATTCATATCACACTAAAGACAATGAAGGCGTGTCGCTTTGGAAAGATATCGTGGCATCGTTAAAAAACAAAGGTTGCCAAGAATCACCAAGAGCGGGCTTTCATATCCATTGGGATACTGAGGGCATGACTGCTAAGAATGTATACAATGCCATTGCTTTATGGTTCAACTATTCAGCAATCATTGACTATGCACTTCCAAAGGAAAGACGAGGGTCAATCATCAATATCAAGAAGTTGACCCGAAGAGAACTCGGAAAACTTCAGAGAATCGCTAGAACTGAACCTGAGCTCAGACACTTCTTACAATATGCTCAAAACCTTCTGGGACATTGTAGAGAGTTGACAATAAACGCCAACTTCAAAACTATCGAGTTCAGAAAACAGAAAGCAACTCTAGATGTTGCAGTGATTCAAAACTGGATAGCGTTTACACAGAACATCATCAAGAATGCAATCAATAGAGATTCATTCATCGGGTTATGGACTGATGGCAAGAAAAGATATGCCAAGATGTTAAACACTGACATATACGCAAATGGGTCATTCGCTCATACATTTAGGAAAGTGTTTCAATACTACAGCGGTAATCAGTCACAGTTCAACTTCTGGACTAGACAAGCACTTGAGCATGCTCAAGACATCAACACTTCAGATGTTATCCGAGAACTTAGAAAAAAGATAACACTGGCAAACAAGAGTTGGAACCAATCAGAATACAGAGACCAACTCTAAAAAAAAAGATGGGCAGGGGAACGAGGGCTCATCGGGGAGAAAACAAAATGAAATATACATTGAAAGAGCGTAAGCAAATAGCGAACGCCATCGACAAATACGACTTAAACGTAAACGATAGAGGGCTACTTCTATACCTAGCAAAACAAGCAATGGTTAGATATGAGAAGTTCAATCTATCATGCACAGTAGATGATTTCATAGAAGTTATCAACGCTGAGGTGATGAAAGGTCATCACTTCGCAAAAGATGTGCG